GAAACCGCTATAAAAGTTCTGATTAATCACAATCAGATACTAAAATGGAATTTCAGGAGCAAAAAACTCACAATTTAATCATTCAGAACAAACTTCATGAAAAAATTCGTAATGATGAGGATTATGATGACTGGGAATATGGAACAGAACCCAGTTATGGAATGCCTATAAATACGAATAAATAAACGAAGATCCTATAAAAAGTGCCTCTTCAAAAAATTTCTAGAGGTTTCAAAGACATTTCATTGTCAATGAAACGTCATCCAGTTACAAATGATATCCTTCCTCTAAAAAATGAGGATGCAATCAAGCGTTCTGTTCAAAATTTAGTAAGAATTCAAGTTGGAGAGGTCTTTTTTAACAATCTAATTGGCACTAGAATTAGTGGAGCACTATTTGAATTAGCAACAAGCGATTTTACTGCTCCAATAAAAACAGAAATTGAAACTGTTATTACAAACTTTGAGCCAAGAGTTGTACTAAAAAGCGTTGAAGTTGATCCAGATCCTGATAATAATGCTCTAGAAGTCACAATATCTTATGACATAGTTGGTTTATCAACGCCTACACAGACAGTTACCTTTATCTTAGAACCAACTAGACTATAATGGCACTAACACAATTTACAAATTTAAATTTTGAGGATATAAAATCCTCAATTAAGGATTATCTAAGAGCAAATACAAACTTTACAGACTATGACTTTGAAGGATCTAATCTTTCAGTCATCATAAATTTGCTTGCATATAATTCTTATATCACCGCCTACAATACAAACATGGTGGTGAATGAAACTTTTATTGATTCCGCCACTTTGCGTGAGAACGTTGTATCTCTTGCACGTAATATTGGATATGTACCACGATCAAAACGCGCTGCAAAAGCAACTGTAGACTTTTTTGTTAGTGGAATTTCTACAACAACAGACACAATTTCATTCCAACCAGGGGTTGTTGCGAATGGAAGTGTTTCGGATGTCAATTTTATCTTTTCTCTACCAGAAAAAGTTACCGTAGCAGCGCAAAATGGGTCTTCTTTTGGTAGTTTAGAAATTTATCAAGGTCAATATTTAGAAAATTCTTGGACAGTTAACAATTCTCAACCAAATCAGCGTTATATTATCCCAAATGACAGCGTTGATACGTCAACTTTGCGTATAAAGGTAAAAAATACATCCACAGATACAACTTTTACTGAGCATCAACTAGTTGATAATATCCTCGGTATTACTTCTACGTCAAATATTTACTTAATCCAAGAAACTACAGACGAAAAATACGAAATTTTGTTTGGTGATGGTGTTTTTGGTAAGAAATTACAGTCAGGAAACGTAATTACTGCATCTTACATTAAGACAAATGGTAAAGATGGTAATGGAGTAACTGATTTTAGGTTTGCTGGAACAATTTTTGATGAAAATAACGCAAATATAACCTCATTTGCCGCTGATTTAACAGCACAAGTACCATCTGAAAACGGAGATGAGATAGAACCTGTCGAAAGTGTCAAATACTTTGCTCCTAGACTGTATTCATCTCAGCATAGAGCAGTAACTGCAAGTGATTATGAGGCAATTTTACCAACATTGTATCCAAATATTGAAAGTGTGAGTGCTTATGGTGGAGAAGATCTAACTCCACCCCAATATGGACGAGTTTTTATTGCTGCTAAACCAAGAAATGGATCTTTCTTATCAGATTTCACTAAAAAGCAACTTTTACAATCCTTAAAGAACTATTCTGTTGCTGGAATTGTTCCTCAGTTTGAGGACTTAAAGTATCTTTATGTAGAAATTGACAGTTATGTTTACTATAACGCAAATTTCGTTGGTGATCCAAATAATCTGAAAACTGATGTTATTTCTGCAATTACTTCTTATGCTAGAAGTTCAGAAATGAACCAATTTGGGGGAAGATTTAAATATAGTAAAACCTGTTCACTAATTGATAACGTCAATACTGCTATTACTTCAAATATTACAACAGTAAGGATTAGAAGAGATCTTGTTGCACGTATAAATCAACCTGCACAATATGAATTGTGTTTTGATAATGAATTCTATACAGGTAAGAAAAATTATAATGTCAAGAGTACAGGATTTAGCGTATTTGGTATAGATGGTACATGTTATTTTTCTGATGAAGTCGTAAATGGATCTAATATCGGAAATCTTTTCCTTTTCCAAATTCTTTCCGATGAAGAGACGAATATTTTATCAACCAAATTTGGAACAGTCAATTATAGCACTGGTGAAATCCTTATAGATACTGTAAATATTACATCAACCAGTTTAGCAGACAATATTATTGAAGTTCAAGCAATTCCGCTATCAAATGATGTTTTAGCGAGAAAGGAATTGTATTTGCAATTAGATGTTTCTAAGAGCAATTTCTACATGAAGCAAGATAGCATCTCTTCAGGTGCAAATACTTCAGGAACAAGATTTGATATTCAATCAAGCTATCAAAACGGTAAGAAAACAAGATAACAGATGATCGAAACCTCCCTATCCAAAGTCAAAATCAATGAAATTATTCAGAGCCAAATCCCTGAATACATTGATGTCGAAAATCCTTATTTTGGAGAATTTTTAAGGCAATATTATTACTCGCAGGAGTATCAGGGAGGTCCTGTTGATATTGCAGACAATCTAGTCGAATATAAAGGATTAGATTATCTAAACACAAGAAATTTAATTGGATTTACATCCCTAACATCATACATCAGTGGCGTTGATGAAACCATTTATGTAAAATCAACAGATGGTTGGCCAGCACAATGGGGTCTACTAAAAATTGATGATGAAATCATCACTTATACTGGTATTGGGTCTACATCATTTACTGGGTGTGTTCGTGGATTTAGTGGTATTGAAAAAAATACCAAAACCAATCAACCAGAGTATCTAACATTCACTTCCAGTGGTATTTCAACCCATGCATCAAATGCACGAGTTGAAAATCTCAGTAATGTCTTTCTTAATGAATTTTTAAAAAAATTAAAGACATTAGTTCTTCCAGGATTTGAAAATAGAAATCTATATGGTGATTTAAACGAAAGCAATTTCATTAGACAAGCAAAAGATTTCTATAAATCTAAAGGAACAGAAGAAGCATTCAAAATTCTCTTCAAAGCATTGTATGCTGAACAGGTTGAAATGGTTCAACCTCAAAAATTTGTAATTAAACCGTCAGATGCTGATTATATTAAAAATGATGTATTAGTTTGTGAAGTTGTCAGTGGTAACCCAATTAAAATTGAAGGACAAACACTATTTCAAAATACAACACCACTTCAAACTAGTGGATCAATTTATAATGTTGAAAAGGCAATCATAGATGGTAAAACATACTATAAAATTGCCATTTCTAAAGGAACTACACTCGGGAAGTTTCTCCAGGTAGGAAAAACATTTGTTACTAAAGCATCTGGTACTGGATCTACAATCATCAATGTTGATAGTACAGTCGGATTTGGTACAACAGGAGATCTTACATATGAAGACTTACAGTTAAGTTACACAGATAAAAACTATACCCAATTCTTAGGTGTTTCTGGTATTACAACATCAGTAGGAATTGGGTCTACTGTTTTTGCGTATGGTCTTCAAGCATATTCTTACGAAGATGGAAATCTAGATAATCCAGTTTATCTAAACATTGTAGGAACAATTAATAATTTTAATGGTAGTGCATTAAATCAACAAGAAGGAAGCAGCATTAATGTATCTACTCTAGGTATAGAGCAAAAAGATACAAGATTTACTTCATGGATATACAACACATCAACAAAGTATATTATTGATAAAATCAATTCTTTGGGTTCTAATGTATATGAGTTTACTTTTTTCTCAACTCATGTTCTTTATGTTGGAGATACTCTTGATATCGTAGATGAAGACAATAATATTACTGTAGGCACAATATTACAAATTATTAATAATAAAACTATCCAAGTTAATTGTGCATCTTTAGATTTATCCAAAAAATATTTTATAAGAAGGCAATTAAAGACAAACAAAGATTATACAGCAGATATTCAAAATACATATTCATCTGGTGACACTGTTTATGTTGCTTCTAATAGCATTCCACATTGGAATATAAATCCTCAAAAGAGAATTAGAAACTTCACTACATCTGGAGTTACAACATTTACAGAAATTTCAATTACCGATCATCATTTTAATGATGGTGAACTTGTAGTATATAAACCATCAGGTACAAACGGTGCAGTATCTGGATTAAGCACTAATCAGTCATATTATATTCGTAAGATCGATGACAATACAATTTCTCTTGCATATTCATTAGAGAATGCTCGTAGGGGTCAATATATTTCTATATTTGGATCTGGAGATTTATCTGGAATTACCACACATTCATTAACACCATACAACGTAGGATTTTCTACAATTGGAGCACAAAAGTTATTAAGAAAGTTTCCTGTTCCTGAATATAGCGAGACTAAATCTGCAACTATTCAAGGAGGAGTTGGATTATTTGTTAACGGTGTTGAAATTTATTCTTATAAGTCAACAGACAAAGTTTATTATGGTCCAATTCAATCAGTTAGTGTCCTCAATGAAGGCAGTAACTTTGACGTAATTAACCCACCAAGACTTTCAGTTTATCAAGATGGACACTCTGGTGCAGGTTCTTCAGTAATTACACACGTATCTGGATCAATTCAAGAAATTCTTGTTGATACTGAAGGTTTAGATTATACTACCACACCAACTGTCTATATCTCTGGAGGAAATGGTTCTGCTAGTGCAGAAGCAAAGATGAAATTAGTCTCCCATCAGGTAGACTTTGATAGCACTAGTACTGGTGGAATTGTAGATACTGTTACTGACAAAATTACTTTCCCAGAAGCACATGGATTTAAGCATGGTGAGGAAATTGTTTATAATACTCGTGGAACAACTCCAATCGGTCTTGGAACCGCTCCAGGGACGCTTATCAATGGGTCTTCGTATTATGTTATAAAGAACAATGATTACACCATTTCATTGGCGGAAACAAGGCAAAAAGCCCTTGCTGGAATTGCAACATTAGATATCACTTCTAATGGTCAAGGTTTTCATGCATTTTCGACAAAGGAAAGAAGACTAAAAGTAGATAAAGTTTATATTATTGAAAACGGCACATTCTATAACCGAGAAAATACAACAACTCCTGTTGG